GCTTTCCTGGTTTCTTAGCTGCTGCTTTTAGTTTTGAAGCTGGAATTGTTTTACCTTTTTTGATTCCAAGAGATTTTCTTAGTGATCCAGGTTTTTTTATCGCTTTTTTAATATTTAATTTAGCCATATCTACCTATTTTCACCTTCATACTTTTCAATCTCTACACTTGGCATCATTTTATCTACATTTGGTATTGATTTACTAAGAATTGTTTTTTCAATTGACGTATCAGCTCTCATTTGTGCTAATTCTGCAGTTTGATCAAGTTTTTCTTCATGTTCACGTTGATTCATCATCGCTTTCATCTTATCAAGGTTAATTCTCTCTTCACCTTCTTTTCTTTTTCTCTCATTATCTTGTGCTCGAAGGTCTAATTCTCTTGCTCTTAACTTAGCAATTGGATCATCACCAAAACCAGAAGTAACTTCTCTCTCTTCTTTCAAGAATTCTTCCATCATGTTGGCAATCAAGACAGCTTTTCTTGCTTCAATCTTTTGATTCAGCTGTTGAGCAGCTTGTCCTATCTGTGGATTAGCTTGAGCCATCTGATTCATCTGAGCTAGCTGTTGTAATTCTTTAGGAAACTCTAATTCAATTTGTTCTTGAGCCATGAGACTTATATGTTCAAAAATATTTTTCTCCATCGCAGCCATGATAACAGGATTGTTCTGTGCCATGTTAGTTGCCATAAAATTTAAGTGTGAAGTTATGTGTGCTCTATGATCTTGACCAGGGAAAGCTTGAAAATTCTTACCGCTTATAGCCATGATATTTTCTAAACTAGGATCAAGTGGTTGAGGCTGTTCAGGTTTAAGTAAAACAGTATCAATATTTTTTACACCCAATGCTTCATACATATGTCTATACGCTTGATACATATTGTGCATCTGTGGGTTTGATTGTGCCAGCTGCAACTCTGTTTGTGCGAGGGAAATACGCTGAGTTTGAGAAAAGATGTTGGGATCAGCAACTGGCAATATATCTACTCTATCATCAAAGTCAGTTTGTTTAACTGTTCTTTGACCCCCAACTACGTCATACGGATATTCCGCTGGTAGATATAACTTGAATACTCTTGCTAATAATTTGAATTCGTTTTTTAAAGAAGAGTAAATTCTTTTGTGAATAGCAGACATAGTTCTGCTGCCACGTTCTAGTAAAGCAACTGTAGTTCCAACTGCAGCTTGTTGATTGCCATCACCAACTTGTAGATCAGCAATCGATGCAAATCTTTGACCAGCGTTAACTACGATACCCATAAGATTTAGTAATGTAGCTGATGGTTCTTTGAATGGTAACATCATAAATGAATCTTTTAGATTTCCACCTGGTGCATCTACATCTCTAAATTCACCTGGTTGAATAGATTGCGCGTCATCTCTAATTCTAATACCACGCATTTTAAATCCAGCAGGTAAGTTAGATAAAGTTCCTGCATCTAATAACTGACGGAGTGCAGCAGTTGCAGTTCTGCTCAATCCGCCAATCATGTGGATTAGACCAAAGCCATAAAACCCTAGTCCTGGAAGAAACTTAAAATGAGTAAAGTAAGGAATTTTGTTTTTATCTGGATCACCAATTTCATAGTTACGTCTAATAGATAAAACATTTCTTGTAGCTTCATCAACTGTTACTATGTATGGAATTTTAATTCCTGAAGGTTCACCTGTTTCATCAGAGTCTTCAAAACCTTCTATGTCTAAATTAACATGACATTCTAAAAGAGTGTAGACATCATCATCTTGTGTTTTTCTTTGACCTTCTAGTTCTCTTTCTTTTTTCTCAACATCGTCTTCGACTTGTCTTGGAGAACCTAAATCAATGTCTAAATAAAAACCTGCTACTTGTTGTTTTCTTAATTCGTTCTTAGAAACTTTTACCCGATGGATGATTGCCTCTGCATCGTCTAATGAGGTAGCCGTGTAGGGTACAATCAAATCATCTGCCGGTACGAACTTTGATGTCGCTTTTTTAGATAACTCATCATAATAAGTTTTCTTAAAAGCTGACCCTGCTAACGGTAAATAAAATAACAGTTGATCAAAGTCGGGCTCATAGTCTTTCATTTTTTCCATGAGCTCGTAGTTCATAAAATCTTTAACACGTTGTGCTTGTTTAGTTTTCTCTTCACTTGGTGCACCGATCACAGCTGTTCTAACTGGACCATCTGCTGGAAGTAATTCTTTATAAGCTAACGCTTGGAACTGAGTAACCGCTTCTGCTAGAACTGGGTGCGTTGCACCTGAAGCTCCTTGGAAAGGTTCTGTTCTCATATCATATTTGAAACCTAATAAATCTAAACCTTGAGTGTAAGAACGTTCCCATTCTTTTCTACCCATTTGGTAATCTTGATATTTTTGAGAAAGGTCTGCACCCATCTCATCTAAAACATCATCTGGTAAAAACTCTGCTAAGTTTGCGTAGTGTTCATCGCCACCTTCTGGTTGCGCTGCCGCTGGATCAAAATCTATTTGTACTGATCCATCTTCTAATTCTGTTTGTTCTATGGGCCCTGGTGCCTGTTCCTCTGTTACTTGTTCTTCAACAATTGCTTCTTTAATTTGTTCTTCACCCGGTATAATTGCCGAGCCTCTTGGACCTTGCGTCAGGGACTTGTCTACTTTGTCTGCCATTTTTTATTTTCTCCAGTTTCACTGTCTTAACAGTATTATAGTTAATATTCAACCCTTGAGGCGTGGGTCCTGATTCAGGCGGCAGGAGCCAGGTTTTAGGGTACGTATGTTTCGGTTTCATCTTTTACACCTTTGTTTTCTTCTATCGTCTCTCTAAATCTTGTAGGAATACTTTGCAACATTGATTCAATACCTTGCTTTCTTTCCATTGCATTTTTTAAAAATTGTTCTTCTTCACTTAATGCAGCTTGCTCTAAACCTATATTGACTGCTTTACCAACATTAGGATTATTCATAAACATAGATCCTGCACTTGCAGCGGCTTGAGAAAAAGGTGCTCCAGACATATACATCATTGGAAAGTCTATTGCAGCAGCTATTGCATTATCTGCTTTACCAGGAAAAGCAGTGGTAAGAGCATCAATACCTGGTCTAATACTTCTATAAGCGTTACCTGCATTTTTTATTTTTTGATTAAAAGAATCAAACATATTTCTTATTTTAGATTTTTCTGGTTGTTCTATTTTATCTGCGGTAGTGACGCCCGGAATTTTTGACAGTTCTTCTATTTTTGGATTCTTAACTTTTAAAAATTTATCTAATTTTTTTCTTCCTTCAACCTCATCAATTAAACCTGCATCAACTGCTTCTTTTAAAGTTTGTTCAGCTAAGTTAGCTTTAATAGTTAAATCGTCTATACTGTCTGTTTTAATATCACCTAGGTTTTGGTCTACTAAACCTATTCCTAATTGTCTAAAAACATTATCTCCTCTTCTTACAGTTAAATCATTTGCATCTATTGTAATAGGATTAACTCTATCTTTTAACAAAGGATATTTTTCAACTGTCTTATTTACAAATTTTTGTATATCTTCATTTAAAGAAACAATTTTGTTTTGTAAATCTGCAGGAACCGTTTTACCGGCATCAATAAATTTTTTAGCTTCAATGTATAATTTTTTTTGTGCTGGGTAAAAATTTTTATTTAAATTATTTTCTAAAGTTTGAACTCCACCTTCATATTTTGAAATACCTTTTCTATTAGCTTCAAAATATTGAGGACTTAAATCTTCGGGTCTCATTTTTTGTTTTAACAAAGATAATTGTTTTATACTCGATTGATGACCCATTTCAATTGGAAGAATTTCTTTAGATTTTCCACTTATTGAACCTGATGTTTTATATGTTTCTAAACCTAAACCTTCTTGGACTTGTTTTTTAAACGTATATAATTTTTTTTCATATTCTTTAGAACCTAAAATATCTAATTTTTTCTTTCTTCTTTCTGAAGCTGCAGCTTGAAGAACACTTACTGGATCATTTTTTAATCTAACTCTTGGTTTTTTTTCAAACGTTAAATTTTCAAACGCAGGTTCTTTTTTAACAACGTCTACTGTTTTTCTAAAATAGTCGTCTGTATCAAATAAACTCATATCTACAAGTTTTCTTAAATCTTCATTAGAAAAAGACTTACCACCAACTTTAATAATATCATTTAATGCATTTCTAATCTCAGCTTTTTTACCTGTGTCTGATACTTTTCCTTTTCGTTCTGCAGCAAGCTCTAAACGTTTCTCTGTCATAACTGTTCCTGTTTTTTTTGGAAGATTTTTTACAGAGTCTCTAAATTTATTAGCAGCTTTTAAAGCTGCTTCTTCATTAGGATATTTTGGTTTAGGTCCTGGTCTATTTCCATCTCCATAACTAAAACTGTCATAATATGTTTCATTGCCTCTATTAAGAGTAACTTCAAAAAGATCTTGATTTTTCTTTTTTCTAATATTAGGTCCGTACAATTTAGAAAACCCTTCACGAGTTCCTAAATCTTTTCCTGTAATAGCTCCTCCTCCAATAGCAAGTTCAGTTCTCTCTTCTACCTCTGGCAAACCAATAGGGCCATCAGTAGTTTTACTTTGTTCTTTTAAATAATCGTCGTAATATTTTTTTCTGCTTTTAATAAACTCAAGACCTTCTTGCATTGTAACAACACCTTCAGTAACAGCTTTATCTAATTCTTTCTGCATCAAGTCTACAAGAAAAGCAT